GCTCAACCCGACCCGGTAGGGAAGGGGCGAAGGCTCTAGCCACTGAAGGGAGATAGGAAAAATGGACGACCTTCAATACCTCAACATGGTTCTGTCAGCGCTGAACCACCGCATGGACGACAAGTACACAGCTGTTCTCGCGCGCGAGCTGGAGTACGTGAGAGCGCGGACCTACGACATCGTCTACCCGGAGAAAAAGGCCAGGATGCTGATCCCGGTCGACAACGAAGTTCCTCCGGGTGCGCGGACCATCAGATACGACCAATGGGATCTCTTCGGCATGGCCGTGGTGATCTCGAACTACGCGGACGACCTTCCGATGGTCGACGTCATGAAGCAGAGCTTCAGCTCGGTCGTGCAGACGATCGGGGACGCCTACCAGTGGTCGATCGAGGACCTGGACGAGGCAGCCATGGTTCCCGGTATGCGCCTGTCGCAGCGGCGAGCCGGAGCTGCTCGTCTCGTCATGGAGAACAAGGTCGAGGATATCGCGGCCTTCGGTCTTCCGCAGGGCGGTCTGAAGGGGCTGCTCAACCACCCGAACGTCACGCTGGTGGCTCCGGACACCGGCAACTGGGCGACGGCCACGGCGGAGCAGATGGTGGACGACCTGAACAAGCTGGTTCAGGCCGTGGTCGACCAGACCGACGAGACGTTCCTGCCCAACACCCTGGTCATGGACTCCGTTTCCAAGGGGCGTCTGGCGAGCAAGAAGTTCGTGAATACGGACATCACCGCGCAGAAGTTCTTCCTGGAGAACAGCGAGTATATCGACCGCATCGAAACCTGGTACAAGTGCAAGACGGCCGACGCCGCCGGCACCGGTCCCAGGTTTGCCTGCTACAAGCGCGACCCGATCGTGCTGCAGCTCGTCATTCCGAAGGAGTTCACGCAGCAGCCCCCGCAGGCCCGCAACCTCGCGTTCGTGGTTCCCTGCCATCTGCGAATCGGTGGCGTGGTGGTCTACTACCCGCTGGCGATCGCCTACATGGATGGCTGCTAGGCAATAACCGGCCTTCCCCGCAGTACGGCCAGAACTGAAATCGTGGCCTCCGAGGGCGAGCGGGGATCCCTCGGAGGCTGCGTAGTCCGGTGAAGTGGACGGAGGATAGAGATGGCAGAAGACAATCTGGTAGTGGTGAACATGCGGGCGAGCGCGGTGCTTCTTTCGAAACCGCAGTTCAAGCTCGTCCCGGGGGAAAACAATGTCCCGGCTTCGGTCCTGAAGTCGAACCGGGAAAACCCGAACGGGGTGGTCGAGTCGTGGTTCGATCCGGACTATGGCTTCCTGTCGGTCAAGAAGGGGGCGAAGAAGGCGCGGCCGTTGTCCGAGAACCTTGCCCATCTGGATATCGCTCGGGCGAAGGACCTGGTGGAGCGCTGTCCGAACATGGACGCCCTCCGCCGCTGGGCTCGGACCGAGAAGCGATCGGAGATCAACCGCGCTCTCAGCAAGCGTATGGCGGAGCTCCAGAATCCGGTCGCGGAGGAGCAGGGCGCGGCCGGCGGTGAGGCGGCTCCGGAGGAGTAGGTGAATGTCGGTGACGGTGAGGCAGTTCAGAATCGAGTTCCCGGAGTTCCGGGGGATCGATAACGCCGTCATCCAGCGCGGCCTGGCGGACGCGAACCTGCAGATCAACCGGGAAGTCTGGGGCGACAAGTCGGACGCGGGACAGAAGTACCTGGCGGCGGACTTGATCGCCTCTGGACCTCTCGGGGAAAAGGCGCGGCTGAGCAAAAACGATAAGACCACGGTATACCTGGAAAAGTACATGCGTCTGATGCGGCAGGTGACGGCGGGAGTCGGGCGGAACACGTAATGGCGAACGAGGTCAAAGATATCGATCGGGGCTGGAAGAAGCACGCAGCCATGATGCGGAAACAGGCCTCGTCCACTCCGCACGTGAAGATCGGGGTGCTCGGTCCGAACGCGGAGGCGGCTCACGCGGACGCGGACATGACGACGATCGAGGTCGCTACCATCCACGAGTTCGGCCGGGGGAAAAACCCGGAGCGCTCCTTCATCCGGGGCAGCTTCAACGCGTACTCCCAGCGCTACGCGCAGGCACTCGGCCGGCTCGCGGACCTGGTCCTGACCAATCGGATGACCCACAAGCAGGCGCTACGGCTATTCGGGGAAAAGGCCGTGGCGGACATGAAGGCGTTCATGGCGGCGGGGATCCCCCCCGATAAGGCGGACGGGAACCCGGCTCGGCTGAAGAGAACAGGACAGCTGTACGGCAGCCTGACCTACGAGGTTATGGGGCTATGAACTGGCAGCTGATACAGGACACGCTCCGGGAGTGGTTCTACCGTCTCTCGGGGCTTCCTACTTACTGGCACGGCGAGGCGGTGGAAAACGTCGAACATCCGTTCGCGGAGCTGCGGGTGGACAGCTCGCAGGGGCTCGGAGTCGATGAAACCCGGGAGACCGTGGACCCTGCGGCCCAGGACGGGAGCGAGATCACGCGGCAGCAGTGGGGCAACCGGCTTTTCACCCTTACCTGCCGAGTCGAGACGCGGGACCAGACTCCGGCCGGCGCTGCCCGGAACTACCTGGAAAAGGTGAGGATCGGCCTGATGAAGCCCTCCTCGCTGGCCTACCTGCGGACAGCCTGTCTCGCGCTCGTAGCCAGCGAGCCGGTACTCGACCAGGATAGATTCTTCCAGGATCGGCAGGAGAGCGTGGCCGACATGGACGTTCGGTTTGCTACCGTGGCGACGGAGACCGATCCGAAGGAAGCCGGAGGTTACTTCGACCGTATCGAGGCAACCTCGAACCTGAAGAACGTTGACGGCTCGCCGCTTCCGGCGAGTCTTCAGCTGAACCGAGAGGAGATGCCCTGATGCCACTTTCAGACGTTGTCGACGTAACCATCGTCACGCTTTCGCGTGGCATTTCGCAGGCCGGCTTCGGCACCGCGCTTATTGCCGGCTACCATACCGAGTACCTGGACCTGGTCCGGGAGTACTCGGACCTGGACGCTCTCGCGGCCGACGGCTTCAGCACGTACCACCCGATTTACCGGGCGGCTCAGAAGCTTTTCGCGCAGTCACCACACCCTCCGACCTTCAAGGTGGGGCGGCGGGCGACGCCGTTCAGTCAGGCGGTGGAGCTGGAGGTCACCGACGATACCGAAGGGCTGGTCTACTCGGTGAAGGTGATCTCGCCGGACGGCACGGAGACCGTCTGCAGCTACACGGTCCAGGCGGCTGATACGCTCAACGACATTGCCGTCGCCCTGGCGGCTCTGATCACGGCGATCTCGGGGATCACGGCGGCGGCTCCGATCGGGGCGGTAATCGAGCCGGCAGCCGATACGGCCGGCGACTACTTCTACTTCGAGGAGCTCAACGCGGAGCTTCTCTTCACCGACGTGACTCCGGACCCGGGGATTGCGGCGGACCTGGCAGCGATCAAGCTGGCCGACAACGACTGGTACGCCCTGGCGATCGACAGCAACTCGGAGGCGGAGATCAAGGCGGCGGCGGCGGTGATCGAGGCCGACTCGAAGATCGCCGCGTTCAACACGCGGGACTCCGGCTGCGCGAACGCCTCGGTGACCGACGACGTGGCGAGCGACCTGCAGGCGGCTGGCTACCTCCGGACGCCGATCATGTTCTCCAAGCACCACGCGGGTTACGCTGGCGCGGCATGGCTGGGAAGGATGCTGCCCACCGCTCCGGGGACTGCCACCTGGGCCTTCAAGCTCCTCTCGGGCGTCATCGTGGACAGCCTGAACGTCAACGAGACGTCTGCGCTGGAGGGCAAGAACTGCAACTACTACGTGCCGATCGCCTCGGCCAACGTCACGCTCTGGGGCAAGTCGCCCAGCGGCGAGTACATTGACGTGGTCCGGGGGGTCGACTGGATGACCGCCCGGATCCAGGAGCGGGTCTTCCTGCTGTTCCTCAACAACCCCAAGGTGCCGTACACGGACTCGGGCGCGGATCGCGTTCGCTCCGAGGTGCGCGCGCAGATGCGGGAGGGAGTCACCGTCGGGTTCCTGGCGGGGGTTCCCGATTTCATCGTCACGGTTCCGCTGGTGGCTGACGTGGCGGCGGCGGACAAGATCGACCGGCTGTTGCCGGACGTCTATTTCGAGGGCACGCTCGCGGGTGCAATCCACAAGACCCGGATGCGCGGCGTTCTCAAGGTGTAAAGGAGGCCAACGATGGGAACGAAGATCTACGACGCCAACGAAGTTTCGGTCATCGTTGGCGGGGTCGATATCGACGCGGGCTTCGCGGACGGCGAGTTCTGCCGGGTAGAGCAGGAGACGGACGACTTCCTGGACGTGGTCGGCACGGACGGCGAGGTCACGCGCTCCAAGTCGAACGACAGGCGCGCGACGGTCACGCTGCTGCTCATGCAGACCAGCAGCTCCATGCAGTACCTCTCGGGGCTCTCGAACCTCGACAGGAACACCCCAAACGGGGCCGGGATAGTCCCGGTCATGATCCGGGATCGAAACGGCGAGACGATTTACGAAGCGGAGCAGGCGTGGGTGCGGCGGCCTCCGAATGCTTCCTTCGACAGGCAGGCCACTACCAGGGAGTGGCAGATCAGGTGTGGCCAGCTGGAAAGGAACGACGCCGGGACATAGGAGGGTAAGTGCTCGAAAGTAAACAGAGAGTGATCGGGGAGGTCGAGTACCTCGTGACGCAGCTTCCGGCTCCGCAGGGTCGGAAGTTGCTAGTCAGGCTCTACAAGGTACTGGGCCCTGCGATCGGGGCGGCACTGAAAGGCCTGCCGGAGGATGGCAGAGCGTCGATCGGTGACATCGAAGTGTCCTCGATAGGCGATGCCATGATCCAGTTGGCGCACTCGCTCACGGAGGAGGATCTGGAGTTCCTGGTGGCGACGATGACGCCCCAGACCCAGATCAGCCGGGAGCCCGGGAAGTGGCTGGCGCTGAAGACGGAGGAGATGTTCCACTGGTCGGGGCGGTATCAGCATATGTTCGTCTGGCTGGGCTTCGCGCTGGAGGTGAACTACGGCAGTTTTTTACCCGGGCAGGGAGGGCTCGACGGCCTACTTTCGGCGACGCAGAAGCGCAGCGAAAGAGCGTTAAGCTCCCTCCAGAGGTCGAC